TGTAACGCCTGCGGCGTCGAGTGGTACCCCGGGGAGCACTGTTGTAGTGAACCTCACTGGATACAGTGGGACTCCGACTAGCGTTACCTTCAAAAGCGTAGCGTGTAGTTTTACTGGAAATAGCTCATCGATCACCGTTACCCTTCCCGCCCTCAGCGCGTTTGTAAATGGTGGGGCCCACGAGGCTACTCGTTGGGATACTAATTACGTTCTTCAAGTGAACGAGTCTGGTGGGAATGCTACCGCTAACTTCCAAATTGATCCCCCCGATACCGATGGACCGACGTACTGGTTCTACGCAGCCGCTGCTGGCCCGTACCCGGGAGATACTCTTCATCCAACGGTCACCGCATCGGGAGATGACGTGTTCGTGGAAGTAACTGCTGGCACTGTATCCGCTATCGATACTTCAGGGTCTCCTTCGTTTACTGCGATTCCTGCGATTCTAAAGGTACGCATCTTTGATGCATCTGTTCCGAAGTGGAGTTCAGTTACTTCGTGGACCTTCTCTGATACAGTCTCTCTTGGATCTTCCGTTCGCGGCGTCGGAACTGGTGCCGTTGGCAAACTAGGCGCAGCATAATGGCTTTACAATATACCCCTTCTAATATCGATTCAGGATTCCAAACTACGGAGTCCCTGAATCAGAACTTTGCTGACATCGAAGATGCGCTCACCGATGGCCTGTCGCGCTCTGGCGCCAGCCCGAATGCAATGGGCGCTGATATCGATATGCAAGCGAATCGGATCTATAACCTTCCGAACGCTGTCAGTAACGGTGAACCTGTAACGTACCAGCAGCTGGTCTCCCAGTTCGCCGGCGCTGTTGAGTTCACTGGGTACCTTCAGGAACTTCAGACGGCCACTGATGGCCAAACTTCGTTCACCCTTGGGAACCAGTACACCCCGGGCCTTGGCGCTCTGCGTGTATTCGTGAACGGTCTTCATTATCCTCCGTCCGAGTACAGCGAGGTTGACGAAGAGACCGTTCTGTTCAGCTCTGCAATGACCGAGGGCGATGAAGTTGCATTCATCATCACTTCGTTCTCCGAGGCGAACTACGATACGGCAGCTACGGTAACGTACACCGATATCGATAATAACAATACGAATCTCCAAACGTACCTCGACGCTCTGGCAGCAGATGTACTTCAGTACTATGATGCCACCGACGGCAATGTTCTCGTGGGGAACGGCACTACGTTCGTGGAAGAGTCCGGCGCAACCGCGCGAGCAAGCCTCGGTCTTACGATTGGTACTCACGTACAAGCGTACGATGCGGATCTGACGAACCTCGCAGCGCCCGTTTCGATGTCTGAACTCGATGCAAGTACTCTTGCTGGCGACGATTCGCTGATTGTATACGATCTCTCCGCTACGGCATACAAGAAGGTCCCTCTTCAATCTATGGGCTCTCGTGTGCAGGCAGCAGCCACCCAGACTCTCGCTATCGATGACGGGAACTCCTTGATGGTAAACACGGGTGCTAGCACGTACACTGTGACTGTCCCTCCGAATGCATCTGTTGCATTCCCGATTGGAACCGAACTCGGTTTCCTGTGTCAGTCCACGGGCAAGATCACTCTCGCTCAGGGCGCTGGCGTGACCATCACGTCGCTCTCCTCGTACAAGAGCGTGAAGGCTAGCGGCGGTGCAGCGTACCTTGTTAAGACTGCTACGAACACGTGGCATCTCGCTGGGGACCTTGAAGCGTAATGAAGTTGAAGTCTCTCATAGTTGGACACGGGAAGTCTACCGTTCCTAGTGGCCCTGTAATTGCGTACTCGAACCGAACTATCACGGCCAGTCATGTAGGCCCCGGCGGTCGTCAGTTCGCAATGACGTACCAAGGCGACGGCACGATCTACTATAACACGTGGGATAACTTTGATCCGGGCGATTCTCTTGTTCTCTCCCCCGCACATCTAGCAACCGAGTGGCTGGTTAATACAGAAGATCCGGCCGACTGGGAGATCAAGGCTACTTGGACAGGCACTGCCCCAGATAGCCATTTTTCAAACACCTGGGAAGATATAGCAAGCGGCGGACTTTTTGCATGGACTCGCGGAAGTCCCGGTACTACTACTTGTACTCTTGCGATTTCTTTTAGAAGTACGCTCGATCCGGGAACTGTGTACACCTTTTCAAACATTCAAGTTAGCTATACGCTGACTGCTGGTTAATACATATGACACAAGCAAGACTTAACGTAGAAAAGCTTCGGTACTTCGATCTCACCGATGAAGAAGTTACGGCGAACATCACAAGCGTAGACTGGGGTTATCCGGCCGGCGACATCCGTCGATATGGCGCTGTCTCTGGCGACGATTGTACTGTCGCTTTCAATACTGCCTGTAATCTCACTGGCAGCATCTACGTTCCTTCGGGCACGTGGACTGTAGACCCGGACGCAATCACTCTGAAATCCGATACGCGCCTGTACGGCGATGGATGGTCGAGCAAGATCGTACTCGCCTCTGCAGGTAAATGTATCAAGAACGTACACTGGGGTACGACTACGGCACAAGATTCGAACATCATCATTGAGAACTTGATGATCGATGGCGGAGACTTCTCGTCTACCGCTGTACCGACGATCGCTCTGAAGTACGTTAAGAACTGTCTTATTAAGAATGTTCTCATTAAGGACGCTGCTACCCAAGCAATCCTTGTAGCAGGTCTTCTGGATACTAGCGTTCATTATCCATCTGAGTACGTAACGGTTGAGAACTGTCGCGTAGATGGTACGAATGGTACCGGTATCACATTCTTTGGCGAATGTAAGTACTGCAAGAGTATCGGGAACGTGGTTATTAACCACGAAGACGATGCCTTCGCATTCGACGCAGAGACCTCTACTGCATGTTATGGGAACTCCAGCATCGGAGATACCACGTACAACGGCCTTGAGAATGATCCTGCAGCTGGCGGACGTGGTCTTGAACTCGGCGGTCAACGTCAGTTCACCTGTACTGGATTCAGCACGCGTACTCTCGCAAGCAGTGGTATTGTACTTGAGTACGGCACTGGCGGTTCTACCGCATGCGATAACGTAGTAATCAGCGGGTTCAACATCTATGGCGCTGGTACTCTTGATACTGACGCTGACTCGATTGGATACGGGATTAACATCGGCCGTGTAAGCGGTTTGATGCTGACCTCTGGACAAGTGATTGGGTCGCAAGATAACGGTGTACATGTTGCAAGTACCGCTGCAAAGGTTGTGATCTCTGACGTCATCGCTGCCAGCAATGGTGGCCATGGTATTAACGTAACGGCAAATGGTACCTCTGTATCCGACTGCCGATGCTACTCTAATACTACCCACGGCATCATCATTAACAACGCCGACTACTGCCAAGTATATGATAACGTTTGCTTCGACAACGGATCTGACGGTATTCGTGGTGCTGACTCAGATTACATTGTGATCTCTGGGAACCACTGCTACGATAGCGGTGCTGCTACTCAGGACAATGGAATCTATATCTCGAACTGTGACCGGTCTACTGTATCTTGGAATACCGCTCACGGGAACGTAACCGATCAGATCGTGCCGCAGAACTTCGGCCCGTCTACCGACTCTACGTACATCACGATGTGTGGGAACGTCCGCGATCTCGGCGCGAGCTTGAAGGGATCGGCAACGATCTCGAGCGGCCAGTCGAACGTAACCGTTACTAACGCTAACGTTACTCTTGGATCGGTTATCACAATCACCCCGACGAATGCAACCATGGCTGCCGCAGTGGCTGCTGCTAACGGGATGTATGTAACTAAGGTTAACAAGACGTCGTTCACTTGTACTGTAACTTCTGCCCTTGGAGCAGATGGCACGTTCGATTATGTAATAATGTAATGGATACTTCTAAGTTCTACTACAGTGATGGCGTTCCGTTCCATGGGATCTTTCGAGAGGTTCCGCTCTCCGGCCAATGGATTAAGAACGAACCGAAAGAGCCAGTGTACACCACTAAGCATGAAGATGATGACCTCCCTTCTGCTTATAAAATCTATATGGATTGCGTTAATGAGTACGAAGCGGCAGTAGCCCTCACCCCATCGTGGGAGTACTGGAAGAATATGCTGAAGATCTGTGTTAAGATCCGGCGCGTTATCGAGGACTGGCGCGAAGAGAAGTACCAACGGGATCAGGCTATTGCTCGCCGACTTCTGTGGGATGCCGCACAGAAAGGGAATGTCTCGGCACAGAAACTTCTGTACGAAGCCCGTAAAGAAGAGCGCGAACAAAAGATTCGCGAAAAGATTCAACAAGATCAGTCGACTAAAGAAACTGAAATGCTCGAGAATAGGCTTGCGCGCCTATCGGAACTTAAGATCGTTAAATGACTCCGGAACTCCTGAAGCTTCATAAACAGAAGCGGGCGTACCAGCAAGAGATCATCGAGGCTTGCGAGAACAACCTTTATGCTTTTGCGACTACAATCAATCCCGCGTATCTGTACGGCGATATCCATCGCGATGTATTCGCATGGCTGTCTGCCCCTGACGCTAATGAGCGTCAGCTTCTATTGCTTCCTCGCGGTCACCTCAAGAGTCATTGTATCGCGGTGTATTGCACTTGGAAGATCACGTATGAGCCGTGGACTACAATAGTTTATCTAGCGTCACAGGACGATCTGGCTAAAGCCCAGCTGTTTGCAATCAAACAGATGATGACTTCTGATATCTATACATCTCTTTGGCCTGAGATGTTCTCTGAACAACGAGGTATTAAAGGTGAGAGAGGTACGTGGTCCGCTTTCGCGTTCGATGTTGACCATCCATCTCGGAGAGAAAGAAGCATCCGAGATCACACGATGCTCATTAAGACTGTCAAGAGTAATGCCCACGGTTTGCACTGCGATGGTCTTATCTTTGATGATGTGGTTGTCCCCATTTTCGCTGACACTGCCACTGGCAGGGGAGAACTTGCTAGGTCTCTTGGGTATTATAGCTCTATCCTTAATGCTGGTGGATGGATCAAGGCTGTTGGCACGCGGTATCATCCGGAGGATGCGTACCAATCGATGATTGATGCCACTATCCCTCAATGGAATGAAGAGAAGCAAGACTTCGAAGGAGAAATTCCGGCATGGGATGTAATGGAGAAAGTTGTTGAGGACTCCCCTCAGCGCTTAGGCACTGGTAAATTCCTGTGGCCTAGGACCGAATGCCCCAATACAGGGAAGTGGTTCGGCTTTGATATCAAAGAACTTTCTAAGATTAAAGCAGATTACGTATCCCACCAAGGATTGATTCATTTCTTTTCCCAGTACTATAACGATCCGAACGATGTTGGTACGCAGCGGATTAGCAGGAGCCTGTTTCAATACTATGATTCGAAATACCTTACTGTCCGGAATGACAAGATTTACTTCCAAAATAAAAAGCTTAACGTTTACGCCGCAATGGATGTGGCGTGGTCTGAGAGCGAGCGGGCAGACTATACAGCTATTGCTGTTATCGGTATTGATTCCGACGGTTTCATTTATGTGCTGGAGCTTGACCGCTTTAGAACATCTGACTTCCTCACTTACTACGAGCGTATCGCGGCGATGCACCGACGATGGTTCTTCCGTCAGCTCATTGTCGAAACAAATGCGGCGGGATCTCTCGTTGCACAAGAAGTTGAAAATTTTATCCGTAGAAACGGAGACTCTCTTGTTGTGGTTAGACGCGCCAAAAATAGCAGAAGCGGTAGTAAAGTTGAGAACTGGGCAGCAGTCCTTGAACCAAAGTACCACGGCAAAGGTGTACTACATTACTCCGGAGGACTTATCCCGGCACTCGAAGAAGAGCTAATGTCGGCTAAGCCGCGTCACGACGACCTCAAAGATGCTCTGACTGCCGCTATGAGTATCGCTAAACCCCCCTCTGCTGGACGTGGAGTGGACTACGATAATCTGAACTCCCGCTCAAACGTGGTTGTTGGGCGGTTCGGCGGACGAGTACGCAGTAGATGAATGAAGTTACCCATTCCGATATTATACGGCGGGTAGAGAAAGTAGAAGTAGATATAGCAGTATTAAGTTCTCAGTTCGGTAGGCATAATGATGACATGAAGACTCTACTTAAGAAAGTAGACGATGTCAAAGATACTACTATTAATAAGCTTGAGAATCTTAGAGATATCACTGAAGCAAATGGGAATACGGCCCGACAAGCAAAGACCCTTGTTCTAGCTGTTCCCTCTGTCATAGCCGGTATATACACATTAATACAAATTATTGAAGCGATGCATAAATGAGCGGTGCGAATACACTAGATTTTGAATTGATTCCTGAGCAGCCGATCGCTACTGAGATCGCCGGTCTCTGGAATACATGGAACGGCGCACGCTCTGAGTGGCGGGCACGCGTAGAAGAAAATAAGAAGTACGTGTATGCTACTAGCACACGAGAAACTACGAACGTAGTTAACGCACATGCGCATAGTACGCACATCCCGAAGGTTGCGCAGATCTTTGATAACCTCTCTGCGAACTACATGAGTGCATTATTTCCTCATGAAGACTGGTTGAAATTCCAAGGGCATGATCCGCAAGCTGAGGCTTTCGATAAGAAGCAGGCTGTTCTTGCCTACATTCAAACAAAGCACCGCATGAACGGCTTTGAAAATGAAGTTCAAAAGCTAATTAATGACTGGATTCTATACGGTAACTGCTTCGCCGGTATCACTTATGTACAAGAATACCATGTAAATCCTGAGTCAGGCGAAGCAATTCAGGGGTACGTCGGGCCCAAAGTGTACCGAATCTCCCCGGATGACATTGTTTTTAATCCGCTAGCGACTGATTTTAAGTCCACTCCCAAAATTATCCACTGTTTGAAGACGCTCGGCGAGCTTCACAGGGACCTTGAAGAGAATCCTACGCTTGGATACTCTCGCGAAATCATTAATACAGTTACTAAGCATCGTGAAATCCTCAAAAATTTCACCGATACGTCAATCAATAAGCACATCCAGATGCAATACGACGGCTTTGGCAGTGCATCTGTGTACTTCAAGTCTGGATACGTCGAGATTCTTGAGTTCTACGGCGATATTTACGACACTAGTGAAGGCGTATTCTACAAAAATCACGTAATTACTGTAGTTGACAGGATGTATGTGATTCGAAATGAACCTTTGAACACGTGGAGCGGGCGTCCATACATTCATCACTGTGGATGGAGGCTCCGCCCCGACAATCTGTGGGCAATGGGCCCGCTTGATAACCTAGTGGGCATGCAATACCTGATTGACCACCTCGAGAATGCTCGCGCTGATGCATTCGATCAGATGATTGACCCTGATAGAGTGATCAAAGGTGACGTAGACATCGAAAACCGTGGGGGCGCGGTCGATTACTACGTGAATGACCCGAGTATTGGTGGAGATGTTCGATATCTCGCGCCTGATACCACTGTAATGAATGCTGATTTCCAGATCCAGCGCAAAGAACAGCAGATGGAAGAGTACGCTGGTGCTCCTCGTGAGGCTATGGGCATCCGTACCCCCGGCGAGAAGACGGCATTCGAAGTTAACTCTTTGCAGAACGCTGCAGGCCGTATATTCCAGAATAAGACTCAGTATTTCGAATCTGAATTCCTTGAAAAAGTAATTAACGACGAGATAGAAATCTCTCGATTGAATATCGACGGCACTGATCTTGTTCGTATCATAGATGACGACTTCGGCGTCACTGAGTTCCTGCAAATAACCAAAGCAGATCTCGCATCTAATGGAACTCTAGTTCCCATTGGCGCTCGACACTTTGCACGAGAAGCTACGCTAGTACAGAATCTGATGCAATTCAGCCAAGCTATGGCTGGCGATCCAATGCTGCAGCAACACTTCCCCGCTGAGAATCTTGCACGAGCTTGGGAGGATCTCCTCGGCTTCAAGCGGCTTGAACTCTTTAAGAAGTACGGTCGCATTGAAGAACAGCTTGAATTAGCTAGACTACAGTCTGCAGCACAAGAACAATTAGCCGTAGAGCAAGCGGCAGTAAGTCCGGAAGAGATGCCTTGAGAATTTCAACACTCCTCTCTCGTGGACTGACTGAAGAACAACTGAAGCAGCTTGAGAAAGAAATCAAAGGAAGCGTACTAGCCAAGCAGCTACGTACCTTTCTTCGTGAAGAGATCGAAAGATCTTATAAAGCAGAGGAATCTTTGGAGCACGACTCTCTTCCTCTTTATTTAAAGGAGGTCGGGGCTAGACGAGGGCACCGACAAGTACTCCATCTTATTCTCGATGAGGAATCGAAATGACTGGCGACAACCAGAACACCGGGGACACCGGTACTACGAACCAAGCTAAGTTCGGATCTGACCAAGGTACAACTCAAGGCGGTTCGTTTAGCTCAGAGGACATCGCACGTATCGTGAAGCAGAATGCTTTTGCACAGGACCACATCAAGACTCTAGAGTCTGAGACGGCCGCTATGCGGGCAGAACTTCAACGTGCACAAGAAGAACTCGCGAAAGCGCGTTCGATTGATGATCTTCTTGACGCTATGCGGCAACAAGAATCTAATCAGCCTGGGACGACATCCCCGCAGATAGATCAACAAGAGCTGCTCAATAAGCTGAAGACTGAAGTCTTCTCGGAACTGACTGCTGCGCAACAGCAAGCGGCTGAGATGCAGAACTGGAACACGTCCATCGGGATGCTCAAAGAGCGTCACGGTGATGGGTTCGCGGTGTATGTGGACCAGCGTGCTGCCGAGCTCGGCATCCCTGTAACTAAGCTCGAGGAGCTCGCTAAGACCTCCCCGAACGCGTTCATGGAACTGGTTAGTCCGAACAAGACTAGGACTGCAGCACCAACCACGGGCTCGCAATACGTGCCGGCTAATGCCGATGCGGAGACGGAAGCTTATTTCACAAAGATTAGCACCCTTCGATTCCGGAATACTCCGGAAGGTAACGATGCTAAGCGTGTGTGGGCTGATCCTGATTTCCAATCTCGGTACAGGATGCATATCCTGGAGAAGGCAAAGAAAAGCGGGTCTACCTTCGGTAACACAATATAGGATATAAACCATGGCACTTGATAGCACATGGGGTAATAACCATTTTCATCGCAACGAAATCTTCAACACCCAGTTGAAGGAAGTTCTGCGCGATGATGTGTTCGCTGAGCAGTGGGTTAACTATATCGGCGATTTCACCGACGGAGCGAACTACAAGATCAACTCTGTTGGCGAACTCACGATTGACCAAATGGCTGAAGCAACTAGCCTGCCGGATCGTCGTCCTGACTCGGGTCAGTTCGTATTTAACATCAACGAATTCGTTGGCGTTAAGACGGCTTTCACCGACGTCTTCCTGGAAGACGACTTCATGGCCCCGCAAGTTCTCAGCACACTGCCGGATCGCATGAACCGTGCATTCCAAGAATATATGGAAACGCGCGTTCTGCATCTGCAAGCTGAACAAACGGCTAACAACTCCAACACGATTAACGGCGCTTACCACCGCTTCACGGCGAATGGCTCGAGCCGCGTAATCACCATCCAAGACCTCGCTTACGTGAACTATGTTCTGAAGAAGGCTAACGCAGGCAACACCGCAATCGTCGGTATCGTTGACCCGTCGTTCGAATTCAACACGAACATCAGCTCGCAAGTAGTTACATCGGAGAACCCGATGTACCAAGGTATCATCAACACTGGTATCGGAAGTGGCTACCGCTTCATCCGTAACATCTACGGTGTTGACCTGTATACCTCGAACTACCTCGACGTCCTGACCTCGGCTGAATCGTCTCTGACGGACTACCAAGGCAACACGACGGCGGGCGCAGTAAGCGATGTCGTTAACGTTTTCTTCTCGGCCTCGGACCGCCAGAATCTGCCGTTCATCGGTGCATGGCGTCGCCGTCCCACGATTAAGTCGTGGCGGGATGAAGACAAAGAGACTGAATACCACCAGATGTCGGCACGTTTCGGCCTTGCGCTGTACCGTCCGGAGAACCTGGTGTGCATGGTCTCGTCGACCACCCTTAGCTAATAGGAGGCTATTATGACGCGTGCAACTACGTGGACTAATAACGATGGCCTCAGCGTTGGCTACGGTCGTCGGACTTCGCGAAACAAGAACGCTGGCACTGTTCGTACCCAAGGGAACGAAGAGATGCTCGTCATGGAAATCAACTATGCCGCGATGCCTCTGGCTTCGGGCACGGCTCGTATTTCCAAGGACACGGCGATTCCTGCAGGTTCGTACATCACTAAAGCAACCCTGAACGTCCTCTCGACGTTTGCAGATGCTGACGCTAACCCGACGATGACTATTGGTCTCGTTAACAGCGCCGGCACGGCAATCGACGTAGACGGTCTGTTCGCAGGTCTGACGGAAGCGTCGGGCCAGCTCACGGCTCCTCAAGTAGTTGAGGGTGACGTAGCTACGTACGGCGGTGCTCTGGTGAACGGTGTGGACCACATCGGTTCGTCTGATGGCTACATCAACGTAGACCTCGACACGGGCGCTTGGGACTCTGGCCTGGCTCAGCTGACGGTATGGTACCTGAAGCCGACCCCGGACAGCACTCCGACTGAACCGGTCGACTCCATCGTAGGTTCGCTGTAATAGCGAACTAATGGTCAAACGGGGGTCGCAGCTCAGCTGCCTCGGACTCTAGGGTCGGCCCCCGACCATTCAAAGAGAATTAAATATGGCTGAACATAGAGACTTAACTGGCGCATCCTTGCACGAATGCAAGCTTATCGACTCTGCCGGTACTGGTGACGCTGGCAAAGTCATCACCCCCTCTAGCACTGATGCTGGGGTTGGTGAACTCCGTCAGCTTACGGAGACTGAGATCTCCGACAAGACTTATGCGCTCACCGCAAAACTTAAAGATGTTGGCGGTACTAACGTAGCGTACGTAGTGGCCCCATTTGATGGCACTATCACTAAGGTTTATACTGCTATCGATCAAGCAATTGCTACGGCAGATGCAGTACTTACTGTGGCTATCGGCGGCGTGAGCACCACCCCTGCCACTATCACTATAGCTTACAGCGGTTCTGCTGCGGGCGATATCGACTCTGTCACTATCACAAACAATAATACTGTGGTAGCTGGCGATAAAATTACTATCACATCTGATGGCGGCACTAGCACTGCAGCGGATGTGTTCTGCACTCTCGTATTCACTAAGGTTTAATCATGGCACGGAATAGGATGTCTCTTCTTCAGATCGTCCAGCGTACTCTGGATGCTATGAACCACGACAGTGTGAATAGTATCTCGGATACTATCGAGTCCAGACAGATCGCGGAAGAAGCTCGAGTAGTGTACTACGAGCTCATGGATCGTGAAGATTGGCCTCATTTGATGAAGCTGATCACGCTTGAGCCGACCGAAGATATCGATCATCCGAATTACTTGGTCATTCCCGAAGATGTAGTACGTATTGATGAGATCAAATATGAGACGACGACGACGGACGACACCCGTCGACAGTTCAGGACTGTTATGTATCTTGATCCTAACGATTTCCTCGATCATGTCTATCTGCGTAATACAGATGATACTAACATAGATGAGATAGAAGATTACGGCGGCACGGTGCTATTCATTCTGAATGATATCGCCCCGACGTACTGGACTACGTTCGATGACGAACATATCGTGTTCGACTCGTACGACTCTGATATCTCTGATACTCTTCTGCAAGATAAGTCTTCGGTGTTGGCTAAGTACATCCCGCCGTGGACTAGTGCTGATTCCTTCATCCCGGACATGCCAGACCAGATGTTCAGCACGTACGTGGCAGAGGTAACTGCCTCCGCATTCACGTATTGGAAGCAAGGACAATCGATTAAAGATGAACAACGCGCTGCACGTGGGATCTCCCGCCTTAGAAAGGATGCCCGTAAGATCAGCGCAACAAGGAGCAAAGTAAATTATGGAAGACCAGGACCTTACAATTATGTCCGAAGCGAAGATGGAACAAGAGGAAGTATTCGAGACTCCCTCGCAAGATACTGAGATTCCGTTGGAGGATCAATATGATTTTCTTCCCCAAGAAGAAGCGGCCCCCGATAATGCGCCCAAAAAACAAGAAGAAGTAACATTCCGTGAGCCCACGGAAGAAGAGCTCCCGCGCGAGCGCGTAGCTCGTAGTGATTCCGGATTCATTGGCCAGAACTTCTTTGGCGAAGGCGATGATTGGGTGGCTACTGTGGTAGGGACTTCCCCCACTGGGAATTCTCTTCAAGTAACTAAGAAGCAGGATGGTGTAGGCTATCAACTCAATTGGAGGGACGGCGGCAGTATGCCGGCACACCTTACTGGTTGGTACACCACATTCGATAAGGCTGAAGTAGCGGCTCGGGTGCATCTCCATGAGCTTTGGGAAAAGGCTCGTAAGGCAGGCTAATTATGCCGCGACAGGCAACACGAAAGAATGTAGTAACGTTAGCGGGCGGTCTCAATACAGAGGCTAGCCCGCTTACTTATCCTGAGAACTCAGCGAAGGATCTGCTAAATATAGATCTGAATCGCGACGGTAGTGCTCGGCGTAGACGCGGGTTAGAATATGAAGTGGGGTACGAGTACTCCGACGAGGAGTTCGATCCTACGCTATTGGCCGAATCCGCTGTTACTGTGCATGAGTGGCAATCTGTTCAGGGCGATGATAGCCTGAACTTTCTTGTTATTCAGATAGGGCACTATTTGTACTTCCATAATCTTGGAAACGATTCAGTATCCTCATCTTATCTTGGAAAGATAGATCTAACTCCTATTAGGATAGGGGATGCTGTAGATCATACTGCGCCTATCAGTGCAGCTGCTGGAAAGGGTAAGCTGTTCATTGTAAGCAGAGGGATTTCTCCGGCATACATTTCGTACGATAAAGATACTCAATCCTTTACCGGTGTGAAGCTAACGCTGAAGGTTCGGGACATTGATGGTATTCCAGAAGATGATGAATCCCCGCCGGTATTTGGGGATGACGTTACCCCGCCAGCTGCTCTTGATCCTGCTGATAACGTGTACGATGTTCCGTTCCCGCTCGAGATCCCTGACTTCAGTAACTGGTTCCCTAGGATTTAATAATGGCAGTTGATACCAGACCTACTACTTTAACGGCCGCGCATAACTATAATCTTCGCAATCAAGGGTGGCCTACTAGATGCTCGCTTCCTAATAAGATTGATGGTGACGACGGTCTGTTTGAAGGCGACCCTGTATCCTATACGAAGACTATTAATGGGTACTATCCTTCAAATGCAGACATCATGTATTACAGCAAGATGGCTGCAGCCACTGATCCGCAAGCGCTGAATGTGTACTCTCCGTGGGAACTCAGGAAGCAGATCTTTGGTAACACGCCTGCCGCTAAAGGGCATTTTATTCTTCCGTACTTCGACAAGAATCGGCAATTGGCGGCCAATATTTCCAGCATCTACGATCCAACTAGAGATCAGATAGATGAGCGCCCTATATCCGTAGCCTTCATGACAGGTAGGGTTTGGTACTTGATGCCTTTCGGCGAACTTCTGTACTCTCAAGTGCTGACTGAAGTATCTCGCTGTGATAAGTGCTATCAAGAAGCTGACCCAACTGCTGAAGATATCAATGAGCTTGTGGCCACAGATGGCGGCACGCTTGATATCACCGGTATAGGTAAGGCGCAAAAGCTGGTTGTAGTAGGAAACACTATGGTGATCCTGGCCGACAACGGCGTGTGGGGAGTATCTGGGTCTGGGGACGAAAGTTTCTCTGCAGTCTCTCAAGAGATCAGGAAGATCACTAGTGTAGGTTGTATAGGGCTAGAGAGCGCGATCGAAGTAGAGAACTCCTTGTTCTTCTGGTCTCAAGGCGGCATATATGTGCTAGTCCAGGATCAGGTAACTGGATACTTGACTGCACAAAACATCACTGATACTACTATTCTATCGTATTATCTCGATATAACTCCTATCGCTAGGGCGAATGCTCGGGCCTTCTACGACGAAGAAAGCAAGAAGATCTTCTGGTTCTATAATAGCGACCCGGAATTCGACGGGGTGAACTGGCGGTACAAGTTCGACAAGGCGCTGATCTTCGATATCGTACTAAAGACTTTCTACCCGTACAGTATGGATGCTAGTGCTGGACTCCCGTTCATCTCTGCTGCTGCACAGAAGAAGGCTAATAGCTTTGAGAGTGTGGTTGAGAACATCTATGACGCTGATGTCCTTGTAACAGATAGCGCAGTAACCGTGACTCAGACTATCACCACCGCTGTCACAGCAGAAGTCAAGATCAAACTCCTTACGTTCTTAGAGCAGGCTAACTCGAACTACAAGTACACATTCTCTGAGTACAAGAACGATGTTCCGTACGATTGGCAAGAAGAGACAGGCGGTGAGAACTACGAGTCTTATATAGAAATGGGGTACGATCTTTCTGGCGATCTGATTTCTGAGAAAGAAACAAATACTATCTATGCATTCTTTAAACGTACTGAGACTGAAACAGTACTGGATGAAAACAACGAATTAACTTTTGACTACCCCTCTAGCTGCTACATGCGTGCTAAGTGGGACTGGACTGACTCTGCAGATTCAGGTAGGTGGTCAGAATCTCAACAGATCTACAGACTTAATAGGCATTGGATCCCCACTGGGATCGGCCCGTTCGAGTACGGTACTGATGTGGTACAGACCATCAATCAGGTCCGTGGTAAAGGGCATGCTGTAAGTCTGAGATTCGAATCAGAAGAAGGGAAAGACTTCCACCTCCTTGGTTGGGCTATCCCTTACAGCATTATGGTGGGAGCATAAAATGGTTTTAGAAACTGCACTAGCGATAGCGGCAATTGTAACAGCTGTGGCTGGTACAGCTGCCTCGATGCAGGCCCAAGCAAAAACTAATGAGGCTCAAGAGAAAGCCCGCAAAATGCAGAATGCTGGGGCTCGAATTGAAGCGATGCATAGAGCAAGGCGGGCTGTGGCTGAACGTAGAATGATGCAAGCTGAGCTACAGCAAATGGGGGAGACACAAGGCGCCCGCTCTAGTTCAGCTATTACTGGCGCAGCCGGATCTCTTTCTACCCAAACTGCTGCTAATATTGGCTTTATGAATACGCAGGTCGCTACAGACTGGGGCATTAATACTGCACTTACTCGTGGAGCACGGAGCGCAGCCCGATGGGATACTGTGTCAGGCGCGTTCAATGTAGCTAACTCTGTGGTGACTAGTCCTCAATTCGGTAATTGGGCTAGTAAGAACTTCCAAGGGACTGCTACTGGGCGTTTGGCAACGCCTCAAGAACAGTATAACTGGCGCGTTAATGGGACTCTTCCTCAAGGTGTAAATCCGAATGGTTAAAGAACCGTTTGATATTTCAGTTGATGATTTCAGCTGGATCTCCGGCGAGATCAAGCCTGTCGTACCTAAGACAGAACTTGATCGTCGCCAGTTTCTTACGTCCGTTGCAGCCGGTCCTGAGACTGGGCAGACTGTGCGCGCTGAACTTGAAACATCTAGTACTTCTCCTACCCAAGATAGACTGAATGCTTTGTTTAAAGAGCAGCAGACAGTTCAGGTACGTCAACAATTAGAATCGATCATAGCGGATCCTAACATTCCTAAGCAGGAAAAGATTCAACAGGTTCAAGCTGCGCAATCGGCAATAGATTCTCCATTGTTTGAAGAATCTGTTATCGATCGTGCAAAGCGAAACCTCACTGCGCTTAATAATATAGATTCTGTAAGCGATCTGCAAGCGCAGGACGCACTCGTAGATCATTACCACGAGCTGGCTAAAGTCGATGCAGCTATCAACGAAGCTGCTAATACGCTCACTTGGAACACAGATAAGATCGGTCTTCCGGTCGATGTTACTATCGGAATACTAGCTCCTTGGTACGATCAGAATATTAAAGATGTTCTGAATGAAGTTGTTCCCGGGTTTGTTACTACAACTGGGAGGCTGCCTTGGCCTCTGTCTGATGGCGCTGGCGATCTTAAGGTTCGTTGGAAAGCGCATCTCGATTCACTCTCGCCTGAAGAAAAGGTACTAACAGTTCGTAGGCTTGCTGAAGCTATTGAGAATAACCCAGTATTTGGGAATGACAATGGCTATACCAAGATGGTCTTGTGGCAAGAACTGGTGCAAGATATCGATTCGGCGTCTGCTCATAGGGTGTCTGATAACATTTTCGGATCTCTTGATTACATAGGTCTTGGCATAATTAAGGGCGCCGGTATACTTGGAGCTAAGGCTCTGCGTCGCGTTATGCTTGGCAAGAAGGTTACGGATACCATTGCCACTGAAAAGGTGGTGGCAACGGTTACTGGCCACGAGAAGGTGGTGCATGAACTCAAGACTTCTCTCGAAAAGAAATTAGATAAGGCTCTTAATAATACTCTAGAGAATAAACCGGTCGGATCTACAGCATCTGTTATAGAGCAAGTAGCTCCTACAACGGCTAGAGAGATTCAAATAGGGGCGCTTCAGGATACTACTGGTGAGACTGCTAAGAGTATTGGCGCCACTAATCCGCAAATAGCAAACGACGGACTACTTCCTAATCCGCCCAATACTAACCCCGGGATAACTCCTAGTCTGCATAGTCTTAATGACACTATGGTGGACTTAGATCCGGGTCGACAGTTCTTTACCGAAGCCGAAATAAGGGGCGCGGAGGGCACGCTGAATGAGCGGCTCGAATCTCTGGCTTCCGTTAGTCCTAACATCCATCTTCATAAGATGGAGACTGACATAATCCCCGGCGGATATAGGGCGAACTATCATATTTATGATACGCCTAGCAGCGGTTTCACGTCTCAAAAGATGGCGATGGATACTGCTAAAACCTTTAAAGAATTCTCTGATACAAGCACTGAATTGATGGTGCGGAACTATACAGATGATGAGTTCGTTCCACTTTCACAAGCTAAGAAGGAAGGCTGGTTTGATCCTAAGCGTAAGAACGAGTACTCTATTCGCTTATCAGTAGAAGAGCGCTTGATGGCTAATCACGCTCTTGACGATGTTCCGATATTTACGGGCAATAATGTTGTTGGTCGCCTTGCTGCGTGGGCAGATAAGAGCGCCACTTTTGTCTCGTGGCTTGTTAATGCCGGGAACGTAGCAACTGATCAACGTTCGGCTAAGCTAGGCGCCATGACCCGCATGCTTAAGCCGATGACTATCCTGAAGCAGGACGACCAAGCTAAAGTTATTAAGATGCTTGACGAAGGCGACAGGCAGAAAGAGTGGTGGTCAGACGTCGAGCTGCTTAATGTATGGCAGAATGAGCCGAATGCTGCAGACTTGATTGCTGGATACAAAGCTGTCTTGCACCATAATCAAGTTGTCTACAAAGAAATCAATAAGCGAGCCAGGGCTAAACTGGCTAATGAAAACTATAAGCATGTTATTCTGCCTAAAGAAATGTTCGGCGACAACTTCTCTCAGATGGGGAAGTACGTTGGCCGGAATGAGCTTAAGACAGTAGCTGGCGATGACTTCACTGCTAAGACTCACGTTCCCCGCGATATCCGCAGAATCTACGACGCTAATAAAAAGCAAGTACTTAATGTAGATTCTAAGATGCTTGATGATATGGCAGAAGATACTGCTAACAAATTCATTAAGCTGCATACTCCGGTATGGATTGATAAGCAGCAGATTCGCTATATCTTTCTTAAGAACGGTGAAGGACTGAAGGTCAAGAATCTTCCTAAGTATGTAGTTAGGAACGAGCGGGGGTATATCTCGCGAGTGTATGATTCTTCGTACATCCTCCGTCAAGTCAAAGGAGGCCTTGCTGATGGGTATTACCAGCAGCGAGCATCCGCTATCAGGATGTATGCCACTAGAGGCGAAATGCTGCGCGATCTTGCGAAGCTTCATGCTGAAGAAGAGATCAAGCACGCCGCAGATCCTAAATATAAAATTAAGAAGTATATCCCCACCGATGCTAGGGAATTGCAGGCGGACAAAGAGTACGCTAACCGTACCTCGCTAGAATACCTCCAAGATTCTGGGATGCTGTTCACTTCTAGGCGCGGCCAAGAAGTTTTCGGGATTGATGGCGCTCGTAGATTGAAAAGTATCTCCGATAGTCTTCAGCTCAGTCGGAATGTTGCAGCAAGCGCTAACACTGTAGAGCCTCTCGTAGACAAGCTCACTAAGAATTGGGAACTGAAGTACGGTAAGAAGTTCAGCACTAATGGCAAGATGCCGTGGCGAGAGCAAGACCTCACTAGAGTGACTAGCGATATCCGGAAGACCGCCGATTTCGGCGAAGCACTAGCTTTGCAACGCCACATCAAACTTCTTGCCGGCGTAGACGATTCTGCCGTCACGCATGCGTTCCGTAATTTCATGATTAATTTTTCCGAGCACTTGAGCACTCGGTGGGATAACGCCTTCGTTAATAAAATAGCCGAAGGTCTGGTCAATCATCGACGTAAGAATCCCATTAATGGTGTTAAGGGTGCGGCATTCACTCACTTCATTATCTTTAATCCGATACGTCAGCTTGTTATGCAGGCGCAGCAGATGTCGATGTATCTCGGTATTGAGGGGGCAATGAAGTACTTCCTTACTAAAGGCATCCCTGAGTACGGCGCATTAATGCACGGGAATGTATGGCGACATACTAAAATGTGGGATGAAGTTAAGCATGTCGGCGCTAAGATGGCTGGCATGGATGTAAAAGAGTACGAGAAATTCATTGATGCGTACAAGAAGACTGGACTTCCGGATTCTATCGATCATCATATGTACTCCGTGATGACGAATGTAGAGCGTAGTCATTTGGGATCTCCAACTGCGCTCGGGCTTAATCCGTGGATAGACAAGCCTCTAACTGTATGGAGAAATGTCAAGCGCGTGGCTCGTCGTATCGGCTTTGATGCTGGCGAACAGTCTCAGTTGATGGCTGGGTACTTAGCTGCGCGCAATCGCTGGATGATTCGTAATCCTAAGATTGCTCACCTGTGGGCAGAGGATGATAATCTTCTGAAGATAGCCGGCGATGCTCGCGCGATCTCGCTGAACATGAATGAATCAGGCATGTTGCAATCTCAAAAAGGATTGCTTGGCATGATCATGCAGTTCATGAGCCACGCGACTAAGTCCTTCCAAGTTCTGATCCCTAACACCACTAAAGCAGGATCTCTTGCCGGTCTTTCTAAGTTCTCGAATAAAGCTTTCTCTAACCAAGAGAAGGCCGCTATCTTTGCAAACCAGATGGTACTGTACGGTGTCGGTGCATTCGGATTGAACCAGATGTACGAATCGTTTGTTGCGAACCTCGGCATCGAGGTACCGCCTGAAGTGAACTCTAAGATTGAAGAAGGCCTTATTGGTACTCTGATCAATCTATCGTTCGCTGCAATGGGGGATGAAGATCCGGGAGAACTTAGCACAGATCTAGACGTATCTTCTTCTATCGCGCCGTTCTCGGGTATTGGCGGCAGAAGCCAGATTGTTGGCATGGGTAACCCATTAGGGTGGCTTATTAACGCTATGTTCATACAGGACATGACGTTAGCTGAAGCAGTTGGTCCTGCAACGCTGATGATTGAACGTGCTGATAAGGCAATCTCTTTTGCAGCAACTGTCGCTGGCGCAGTGCCGGATCCTGAGATTGGCACTGATGCATTCATGGCTATTCTTAACGAGACTGGTAAGCAAATGCTTCCGATCTTTAATAACTTCATGCAAGCTAGGATTGAAGATACTGTTGATAGACATATCACGGCTAGTGGTAATCTTGGTACTGAAGTTACGGATGGGGAGACTTGGGCCCGCGCTATCCTAGGATTCAATACTAAGCGGCAACGCGAAGTAAGCACTGATCTGATGGAAGTTCGAGGTCTTATGGGCAATCCGAAGAAAGAAGGATTGAAGTCTGAATTGAATGAGGTAGCTGATGATTGGTATAAATTCGCACTCTATCAAGCAGTTCAGATTGCAGACGGTAAAGAAGACTTTAAAGCTAGGCACCGTGACCTAAAAAATATCGGTACTATATTGAAGGCATCTCTCGGGGAAGATGAATACCGGTACGTTATGAATCGTGTACGCGATAAGTACACTTCCCTTGAAAGCGGTGGCCCAGAAAATGAACTGTATCGGAATCTTCTTAGGATAGGCGGAGACATCCCCTCTATTCTAGACCCATCATTTGCTACCGAAATAAATAACCAACCTAATTTTAAGCACAAGGATAGAATCCTTCAATGGCTTGAGGATATTAAATAATGGCACCGCCTCGCGACTTAAGGGTAATGGCCCAAGACATCCAAGCACCGCAACTGAATCCATATCTCGGGATGTATCAAAGCGGAGCAGGCACTGACTTAACAAGGGGAGCGGCTGGAGTAGCTGCCGATCTTAATAATTTTGCTGTGCAGGATGCCCGTCAAGCTGCGGCCGATGAGTCTGCCCGCCGGTGGAATCAAGAACAACTTGATAGGCAGAGCCGCGGCGTAGGTACTGCTATTGCTGTTGATCAAATGATTCAACTCGGTATGCAACAGGCGGAAGCTACTGTAGCTGATCAGCTAGCTGCGGCAGAAGAAGATGCAGCAGCTGCAAGGGCAGGTAGGGTTGCTAATAAGATCAGACTATCAGAGATGCAGAATCCTAATTCTACAGCTGCAGTCCTCCAGAAGGGGGCGCAACTGCGTCGTCTGATAGCGCAAGATCCAATGAATGCTGACATCATTATGTCGCAATTCAACGCATCTTCCGGTAAGGGGATCCTTGAGCAACTGCAAGGTATTGTCTCTAGTCCGGAAGAGCAGCGTCAAAAAATTCTGGAAGAGTACCGCAAAGATGGAAGGCAGCAGGGGCTTGTTCCAGAAGCTATGTCTGATGGGGAATTGATTGCCCGAGTATCAGCAAACAATTCTCGCATTCTTGCTGGTAAGATTGCAGAAGCTGACACGCAGCAATTAAGAAAACAAGATCTGCTATCTGAGCGAGATTTTGTAACTAACACTAGAACGGCTATCGCTCCTGGGAAAGCAACAGCTCTCCAAGGATTTATGGTGGGACTTATTGGCAGGTACGGGGCAATGCCGGAGAACATGACTCCGGAGCAAAGAACCTCTGCCCTGATGGAATTCGATACTCAAGTGCAGAATGATCTGCAGTCTATGCGCGAATCTCAGCCGCCTACTGTTAGTAAAGAAAAGTTCGAGAATGCTATCGCTACATACCGAGAAACTGTAGCTATGCAAAGAGACTACCTGAGCGGCAAGGTAAGTAAAGAGCAGTACGAAGTCGGAAAAAGCCTGACTGAGTCTAAGGCGTACCGACAAGTACACGAGACTTACCCGTGGTTAGCAGACGCAGAAGCCAGGCAAGCCGCCATCAATCTTGTTGGTGACCAGGCTACTAAAGACGGCTTGAGTGCAGATCTAGCTAATAAAGTAGAACCTCTTTATGCGCTTATGATCGCGGAACAAGACGGCACAGTTACTGCTGACATCATACGTCGGGATCTTAACACGGCGGAGACGCCACAAGAAAAGTTAGAAGTAGTTAAGAACTACAAAGACTCCCTTAGTATTCTGGCTAATGGTGCTAACACTACTCCAGACCAGTACCTTGGCGTTATCTCCCAGTTGTGGAGGGATTACAAACCTGGCTCCGGGAACCCCGAATACACTAGGATGTTGGATAGCATGATAGAGACAATGGCTAGGCCTGAGTCGCTGCGGCTGATCTCTGCTGGTAAGAACCAGGATAAGTTCATAGGAGTGCAAGAGGGGCTGAATGCGCACCTTGAGGACCTCTCTAGGTATGTGCAGACTCAAGTCCGCGATAAGTTGAATGAACTCCAAATGGTTAACCCGGGCTTCACTGACCCTGTAACAGGCGAACCCACAAGACTCACTGACTTTGTTCAGAGTATGGATGCCTGGTTGGAACCGCAATACCAGGAGAATGGCGCTGTCAGGTACACAGTTAAGGATACAGTACCGGAGCAGTACAGGAATGCTGCCCGAGAAGCAGCTAGTGCGGCCAATAAGGTAGGCTCCAGGCTTCCTGATATCATTGCTATCGAAGAAGCCCTCGGGAATACTCGACTTGGGGACCAAGTAATTCCTAAATCTGAAGTTGCCAGGGAGTTCATGGAGAGTGGGCGGTGGCCATTATCTAATCAGGCTGGGCGCGAACGGATACGCGAACGTTTGACTGGAAAGACTCCAGAACAGCAACGTGCAGCAGAGCGGCCTAGTCAATTCAATCTTCCTGACTTCAAGTTCACATTCCTGAATGATGTATAATTAAAATGGGAATAGCTACCCTTTTAAAGAACCTCGGCGAGGTAGTCCCCGATCTGGCTAAGTCGGCCAGCATGTCCGCTGACGCTAAGTGGATAATGGAATGGAACCGCGAACTAGCTACTGAAGCTCAGAAGTACTGGACTCCAGGTAAGCTCAACCAGAATCTGATTGAGTCTACCGAGAACTTCATGGCTAAGTACGGCGTGGATGCCGATACTGCGCAAAGCATGGCGGAGGGGCAGCAAAAATTCTACATGACTAATCCTTCTTTGAAGGAACATGATCTTGTTGCTGACATAGCTAAGTTAGATGGGTTCGATGCTGTATCGTACTTGTATAAACTCAAGAGTGATAACTGGTACGATCTTGAGGAGCTTAAGGCAGCGCCGCCTAATACAGAAGTGGGGATCATTTCAGCCGCTGAAGCAGACCTAGCGTCTGGGTACCCGGACCAGGTAGTGGTTGACTCCATCAAGCAGTATATGCTGAATGGAAAACTCCCAGTATTAAAAGAAACAGACGATCCTGACTATATAACTGCGGTGGCTAAGGCTCATAAAGATCTGAACGTGCACTATATTCCTATGCTGAAGCAATCAAAAGTAGATGTTTCAGCTGTAGATTTAACTGCGCCTATTCCATTTAATGAGCAAATGGTCGCGTTCGCAAAAGTCCCCCAAGAAATCATGGACGAGGTGGCTGCTCAGGCGAATGTAGCTCCGCATTTTCTTTACTCTGCACTCAATCAATTCAAGCCAGGGCCGCTAAAAGTTCAGACGGTAAAAGAAGTTGTAGACTTAGCCTCTGCTCTACACAGAGGTAAAGGGTATCTCCTATCCGATTCATATACACTGGCTGCTAATAAAGTATTGTTTACTAATGGAAGTCAAGAACTTAAGGACAAAATTCTTAAACAGAAGCTTTATGAATTAGGATTCGAGAAGGATGAAATAAAAGCATTCATGCTGAATGTGGATACCACCGCTGCGTATCACCATATAGATCCATTAAACAATTCTATTCAAGAACAAGAGAAGGCAGTACTTGAAACCTTCTTTAGTGCCACTAATACTAGTATTGGTGATGCG